TTTCTCTACAAAATTATAAACACCTGCTGGTAAAATATTCTCTCTATATTGACCGTCTAACAATATACCCAACGCAATCAAAATTGATTTTATATTTTGAGGATTATAAACACCTGTCAAATATAATCCGGACAACGTTCCATCTGGATTTAAACCAGGGCCTAACAGCGGTGGTCCAGCTGGATCCGGATTAGGATAATCACCTTCTGTTGGCGCAAGACTAACATCTTGGGGCATATATTCATAAGGCCAATTTGTGTAATTAGACCATTGATTTCTCAAATTAGCATCGCTCCTTTGGAAATAAAACATCCAACTTATTACCATACCCATTGAATCTAAATCGATTTTATTGGCTCCAGTTACATTATAAAACGGTTTTTCATAAATTTGTTTTATTAAATATTTCTGTTCGTTTTTAGCAAATATAGTTGCTTCGTCGTCAGATAGAAAACAATAAGTACAATTTAAATTAATATCAGCAAACCAATTTGTTCTAGTATCTACATAAGATGCTGGTCCTAATTCTTCATCAGGTGGTGTCTGTAAAAACCTATAGAACTGCATATAATATTGATTAAAATTGGGTGCTACAACTGGATAGTTATTTGTATAATCCATTACATCTCTTATAGTAAACCATTCATTAATTGGTCTAAATGATACATTAATCCATAATTCATTATATTGAAGAGCAACTAATGGGAAAGCTTGCGTCGAGAGAAGACTAAACCATGAGCCTAATGGAATCCATAATGTACGTCCCATAATTGATGGCTGTGCGCCAGCAGCACTAGTTGTATAGAACGCATTAGGATATGAATTTACACGTGGCGGAGAATTTGCTGGATTGTTTAATTCTGGAACATTTCCTATCATTTCGTAAAATAATCCTAATTTATTTCCAGGAAAATCTCTCTGAGCTGAAGCTAAAATATATTGTCCCGAATATTGTTGAAGCTGTTGATTACCACAATTTATGGAAATTTTGCTTATGATTTGTGCGCCTAAATTTTTAATCCATTGAAATTCATACGGTGCCCAGTCAGTGTAACCAATTGAACCGTCAGGATTAGTGTAAGTTTGTGGCGGCATTACAGGAGACCAAATATTTGGTAAAGTTATACATATATAGCAGTCCATAAGTAAGTCTGCGTAGCGTTTGATGCGAAATGTAAACGTACTCTCGGCTGTTAAACTCAATTGAGGTGTGCCTTCGAAATCTATTCTGAAGTTTTGCTTACCATAATTAGTATATTTTTTATAGGTACATTTAAAAAATGTTTTTGATGGATTACCATTTAAAATTATATTCGTATTTCCTTGTGCAACAAGATTTAACAATCCTCCAGCCATAATTAGTATATAATATAATTATTTTTTAATTATTAATTTCGTCATAATATAATTTAATTATTCTTAATAATTTTCTATATATAATGATGTATCTCAAATTAATTTTCTGTTTATTTAGAGAAATATATTTAAACCCTTGAAGATTTAAAGAAAACCTCATGGCAATATTTTATCGTAAATTTATCCGGTTTTTCGAAATGCTGTCTTATTTTTACAAGTTTTTAAATCTGAAATCATGTAAATCATTAGTCATTTCTTTTAATTTAATGTATTTATTTTCCCCTAAATATTTCACTTAAAAGTAAACAAAATTTTAAAATAATACTATATATTAACAATGTCATCAGATAAATCAAAAGAGAAATTAAGCAGCAAGGAAGAGAAAGATGATTCAATTAAAACATACGTGGTAATAGTATGTGTATTTACCATTTTAATCGTTATCATGATTTTAAATTGGTATATACTTTATAAGTTATTTAATTATATACGATATACTATTATACCAAACATAAACGGAAATGTATTTTCACTCATAATAACAGGAATTACATTGGTTATTTCAATTTTCTATATTTCGTATATTATTTATATGAATGGTCTTCAAAGCAGTGAATGTAGTTATATGAATTCATTATATCCAAGTGTAGCAGGTGATTTAAGACCTATTTCATCAAATGATAGTGATTGTAGTGGTAATTTATTTGACTATTATATTAAAACTGCTTATAACGCATGTAGTGGAGGTTCATATACAGGCGATTATGTAGATATTTGTATTCTTAAATCAATTATCAAACAAGGCGTTAGATGTCTTGATTTTGAAGTATATTCAATTGATAACAAACCAGTTGTCGCAACAAGTACAACAGATAATTACCATGTCAAAGAGACGTTTAATTCAGTAAATTTTGTAACAGTCATGGATACTATACGCAACTATGCTTTTTCAAATGGTACTTGTCCAAATCCAACTGACCCTATTTTAATTCACTTGAGATTTAAGAGTAATAATCAAAAAATGTATTCAAAATTAGCTGATATTTTCGAATCTAATAATGATATAATGTTAGGTCCAGATTATAGTTACGAATCTAATGGTAAAAATTTAGGAAAGGTTCCTTTGCTTTCGCTCAAAAATAAAGTCATATTAATTGTAGATAAAACAAATACAGCATTTTTAGAAAATAAAGATTTTCTTGAATATGTAAATTTAACTAGTAATTCTATATTTATTAGGGAATATGATTTTAATGAAATAAAGAACAATGAGGATATAAATGAGCTAACCACATTTAATAAAGGTGGTATGACAATTGTCCTTCCAAATAAGGGTCCGAATCCAGATAACCCAGATGGAAAACTATGCAGAGAAAGCGGATGTCAAATGGTTGCTATGAGATATCAATTATCAGATAAAAATCTTAAAGAAGAGATATTATTTTTTGATAGAGCAAGTTATGCGTTTGCTCTTAAACCAGCCAATCTTAGATCTTAGAAAAATAATAAAACTATTATTTTCCAAATAATATAAGTAATTGTTTATTATATTATTTTATACATTTTTTACAATTTAATAATATAACAAATTTAATAATTTTCAAATATTATTTTTTTACCTTATTAATATAGGGATGCGAAAAGAAAAAAACATATGTAAAGATTTATCATTCACTGATTGTGAACTAGCCATTTTGCGTATGGCTGTGGATAAAGCTGAAGAAAAAATAGGAAGACGGGTAGTAAATTCAGAGGACGTACAAAGAATGATTGATATAGTTGAAGAATTTATTAAACGAAAAAAATTAGTTTGTTATGGTGGAACAGCTATTAATAATATTTTACCTGTAGAAGATAGATTCTATAATAAAGATATCGAAATTCCAGATTATGATTTCTTCTCTCAAAATGCCTTAAATGATGCCAAAGAATTAGCTGATATTTATTATAAGAAAGGGTTTATCGACGTCGAGGCAAAATCAGGCCAACATCATGGGACATATAAAGTGTTCGTAAACTATATAGCAGTTGCTGATATAACATATTTACCGAGTCAAATTTATAGTGTAATTAAAAATGATGCGATAAGTGTAGATGGAATATTATATGCACCTGCTAATTTTTTAAGAATGTCTATGTATCTTGAATTATCTAGACCCGCTGGTGATATTACTCGATGGGAGAAGGTATTAAAAAGATTGAGATTATTAAATAAAAACTATTATATAACGGATGTTAATTGTAATGATATAGACTTTCAACGTGAAATGGATAATCATGTCAATCAAGATAAAATATATGAGACAGTAAAAACAACATTAATAAATCAAGGTGTAGTATTTTTTGGTGGGTTTGCCAATATTCTTTATTCGCAATATATGCCAGCTGGTTTAAGAAAAAAAATAGAAAATATTCCAGATTTTGATGTCTTATCACATAACCCAGAACAAACATCCGCAATTATTAAAGAACGTTTAGACGATAATGGAATTAAAAATGTGAAAATAATTAAACACCCTGCTATAGGAGATATTATTCCAGAACATTCTGAAGTTAAGATTGGAAAGGATTCTATTTTATTTATTTATAAACCAATTGGATGTCATAGTTATAATATATTAATGTATAAGGGTAAAAAAATTAAAGTAGCTACAATTGATACAATGTTAAGTTTTTATTTAGCTTTTTTGTATGCGAACACTCCTTATTATAATGAGTTTACCGATAGAATTCTTTGTATGTCAAAGTTTTTGTTCGACGTTCAAGAAAAAAACAGATTAGCACAGAAAGGGTTATTGAAGCGATTTAGTATAACATGTTATGGACATCAACCATCCATTGAAGAAATGAAAGCTGAGAAAGCGGAAAAATATAAAGAGTTCAAAAAAAGTGATAATAAGAAAATGTTTGAAGAATGGTTTTTAAATTATAAACCAGATGATATAAAAACCGGTAAAGAAAATATAAAAACTAAGCATACGACTATAAAGAAAAGAAAGAAGAGACAAACAAAAACAGCAAAGTTTTTCAATATTTATGGAACGAAAACTCGTAAGAATAAGAAATCACTTTATTAAACATTAAACATATAATAACTTAACTAGTTTATATATTTGGTGCGTTTTCCATAGTACAGAACCCTCCAGGACAATCTTCCTCTGGTTTACTCTTCTTATTTTGGTAATATTTGTAGATAAACATACCAATCATAGCAGCTAATATAGCGATGCCGATATAGATAAACATAGTATAATATGTCGAATTAGATCCGCCACTAATAATTGTATTCTCAACACCAGGGACATCTAAGGCAAATGCTGAATCAGTAATATCAATACTATCCATATTATATTATTGTCTTACAAATAAATGTAATTTTAAACTTATAAACAATAACTTTCTAAAATAATACTAAATATATCAAAATTTATTTTTGAAATTATTTTCACAACTAAATTATCCTTAATATCAATGGGTATATATTTTTTCACGTAATTTATTAAATATATTATATAGACAAATACTGTTTCAAATAGTAATTTAATATTATGATTACATTTATTTATCATATTCCAATCTTCAACATAGCTACACATTGAGGTTTTTGAATTTTTAATGAAAAAACTATGTATATCTAATAATCCTGATAAAATTCTATGGAAATTTGTTTTTTCATTCTTAATGTTAAAAGCGTACAAAAATTTATCATAACCCAATAATTCCATGTGTAGAATTTTTTTATTATTTTCTTTTTTAAAAATAAAAGCATTCATTCCATCAATATATTTATTTTTATATAACATATTTTTATCAATTAATAATGGGATATAACAAGACTTAATTATAGTATCTATTATTTCATCTATATTTTTATACTTACATTTAATTACTTTTTTACGTTTTTTAATGTCATGATAACAAATATATAATCTACCGTTTACTTTACAGCAGATATCATGTGGAATTCTATCTTTTAAGTATGTTTTCAACAATTTAATTGAATTTAAATTTAAATTATCTTTAAATTCACGATTAATTATATCATATAGTTTAGGCATCATATCTAGAGCATCAATAAAATATAAAAAAGACACAACTGAACCAATACTACATCCGGATATTCTGTCAATTTTAATATATTTCCTTCTCTCCATTTCTTTTAAAAAATAAAGTGCTCCCACTAAATAACTTCCATTAAATAATCCTCCGTCTAAAACTAAATCAATTTTTTGAAATTTTCTAGATGTTTCTGGTAAATTGTCAATAAACTTATTAACATATTCATCAATCATATAATTATATGAAAAATCATTTCAAATAATAATACGAACAAATATAGTAAAGATATAATATTATTAGATATAATAAATACAGATATAATAATACAGATATAAAATATTAAAAATATAAAATATAAAATATAAAATATAAACATGACAACAATTTCTAATTGTCAATTTTATTGCTTATCATTCAATGATAAAGACAAAAGAAACAGTATGGAAAATAGATTTAAAAATCTGGATATCGAATGTAAATTTTATAATGGTGTTAAAGATACAGATAACCGTCTTAAATACGCAAGAGGCATATTTAATAAAAGACATTGGGCGATAACATATGGACATTTGGATATTATTCATGATTTTTATTACTATAATACTAATAAATATGCGGTTATTTGTGAAGATGATATATTAATACATAAAAACTTTAAAAAAATTTTTGAAAAGATTATTATCGATTTTAATATGCTAGATTTAGATATATTATTATTGGGTTATATTTTACCATATAAAATTGGTTATGATAACATATCATCAAAATATGCGCTTAAACGTCCTATGCGTTTTGACGCTCAGTTTAAGTATCATGAATATCCGGAATATTTATCAGGTTCTCATATGTATATTATTACTAAAGAGTTCGCGAAAATTGTATTGGATAAATATTACAATAATTTTGCTGGTTTTGACAACAATATATTTATGGTTGATAAAACAATTATTAGAGAGGGAAATCGAGCATTATTATATCCTATGCTTGCTATTGAAAACGATGTATTTCAATATGATAAGTATCATAAATTCTGTCACAAAATACACTACAATGAATTTTATGTATAAAATAAAAATATCTAATATAATTTATATACCTATCATAAATTATATTATTTATATACTCAAAATGTTCCAAAATAACTCGTAGTTTTCATTAATAAATGGAATAACATACCGAACATAATACTTGTAAAAAGAAATCCATTTATATTGTAATTACCGTCATTTGAAAATAAAAATGGAATATATGTATATAAAAATCTCTTGAAAAATGGTAATTGAAATAAAAAATATAATA